GGGGTTTTATGCCGTTTTGGACGGAATTGAATTTTTAGGTCTTTCGTAGGGACTAAAAAATTTAGTGCAATTTTTGAGTGTATTAGTCCTCCTCCTGTTCAGAAATCTCTAATCTAACCTCAAAATCTTCAATTAGCTCTCTCATTACCTCCTCATACTCCAACCTGCTTAAATCCTTAGTAGCCTCTTCAAATGCTTTCTTAATCTCTTCTACCACCTCGTATACTCTATCTTCCATGTCTCTTAATTTATTAGTTATCTGTAGTAGTGCTGTCTGATGTATCTGAGCAGTCTGATGAGGTATCTGAACTATCTGTATTAGTGCAGTCTTCAGCTCCTATATCAAACCTACCTATGTCATGTATGTAGGTATCTGGGTTATGGCTTTCTTTACCTCTATTTTCAAACCTTGAAAAATGCTCATTCGTTTTAAGGCTGTTTTTAGCCTCTTTCAGACACTTTCTAATTTGTCGCTCACAAAGTGTCCAATAAACAAAGTTAATCGCTAAAACCATTGCTCCTATCACTGAGAAGCCAATTATCACTCCTGTTACTACTTCAAAATCGCTCATATAATTCAATTGTATAATTTGTATCAACCTACCTTTCAATAAAAAGAAAGCAGTTAGCCCTATGTGAGGGTATCTTTGGAGGGAACTACTTCTCAGTTATTACTATGACAAACGCACCCTTTTTAGCCTCCATTAACACACTTAGCTAACCACTTTCATGGAACAATTCTACATCTTTACTACGCTCTACATACATTCCAGCGTTTTAGTATTTCCTTAGTTCATTTTGAATACATTTTTCCACTTCTGGTGTATCCGTTCTTTTGAACTATCTCAATTCTTTTGTTTGTAAATCTGTTGAGGTTATTTTTATTTTACCTCTCTGAATTACTCCTCTCTTAATAACAAAAACAAAAACTTTAATTTAATGAAAAAAGAATTCAATTTTAGTTTACCCTCATGCTGTAGTAATACCATACTACCCTATGAGCAATTTTAAATTCAAAAATATAATAACACAAAAACTTATTCAGGTATATACTTCATGTTATCTACATAAAAGCCTCTTTATTAGTAAAAACAATTTCTATTATGACTTTTTATAACCCTATGAAGATTTAGTTATTGGCTTTCATGTAGTCTTCTATCCTGTTTAGCGTTTGCTTAGTAATACTCTACTTTTTGTTTTTGCTTTTATCTGGATTTCTGGTATTCTGGTGTGTATACCTTATTTTCTATTTGAGAGGTAAATAAGGGATGTTACCTGTTAGCCTAACACCCCTTATCTGTTTTACCCTCTG